AATAACGATTTGCCTTCTTCCGATGTAATCATCTTAGTAATCCCCCCATACTTTGGTTTTCTTGCCACCAAAATAAGGAACTGCATGACCTTCTTTAATAAGTATTTGACAGATATCTTCGCCATCAATAGTGTGCGGTATGCCTAACACTCTCCCATACTTGTCTGTTCCTTGTGACATAAGTTGTAACTTTTCTCCACATAATTCTTTAAGTCTTTCTTTAGCCTTAAGACCTAATGCTTTTTCAGCTAAGTCCCGCGTTCTGGATTCAGGAGTATCTATACCTAAGAGCCTAACGCGTCTTTTGGAAAGAACTACATTGAAACCAAGATCAATATCAACGTCTATTGTATCGCCATCAACAACTCTGTCTAAGTTGCAGTTGTAGTAATACGGATCAGCCATTTTTTTGATTCGGCGGTAACATCTTCGCTTTCCCTATATTTAATGCGAGAATTTCTATTCCCTTATATAGCTTACCCAACAGCGCATCGTCTTTTGGAGTAGGCGTTATTGCTGCAATAAAACTTGCTGCACATACAATAGAGGTTATTATTGAAACGATTTGTACTATCATATCAAACATAATATTCTCCTTATATTGTCCCGAGTCTAACAGAAAAGAAATTATTTTTCAGCTTTTGGCTCTTTTTCTTCCGTTTTGTCATATTCACGATAATACGCAACTATGCTGATAATGTTGTTCGTATAGCGTTTTATCTCCGCCATATTCATAGATAAATTTTCATACTGTTGTGTTGTAAGTGCGTAATATGGCTTTGCAGGAGCCTTACCTTCTTCAACTAACTGCAAATATTCCTTCATCAATTCAGGCGTAAGTATCTCAAACGACACATCCGTAAGTTGCATTTCCAAAGGAAGTGGTGGGTGATACATAGGTGCCTTTTCTTGGATAGTTACTACTTCCACTGGTTTTGTAGAGGTCGGCAACAAAGAACACCCACCGAGGAGTATGAACGTGCTAATTAGTAATAAGTTTTTCATCTTCAAATTGATTTGGGTTAGTTAGGATTATCAAGTCTTGCATAACTTTTTTTGTTCCCGCGTTGACTCTTTTTTCTATTAATCCTGGTTTCATTAAGGCTAGGTTATTCAAATCATGCCTAGCAAACTTGTCTCTCACTTCTTTCACTTGCCTTTGTGCTTCTTGGTTTTCTTGCTGTAATACATCAAGCTGACCATTTATACGTTCTTGTTCTGCTAAATGATTTTTTATTGATTCATTTTGTTTGACTATTTCCGTTTCCAATACAAGAGCGTTTGCTTTCAACTGTGCTATCTCTTTAGCTTGATATTGGATATAAAACCAACAAATCGCTGTTACTGTTAGTAACACACCAACGAGCATAATGTTTAGTTTAAATCCCATGTGTAAGTCCTCAATCCTATACTTTTGCCTTTCACTTCTATCTCTTTGTGATAGTGTAACTTAAATTCACATTTTTTTGCAGTCGCCTCTCCAACCAACAATGATTTCCCATGTTCTTTGGTAGCACTTTCAAGCCTCGCTGCCGTGTTTACCGCATCCCCGATAGCCGTATAATCAAATCTTTTGTCTGAACCCATATTGCCAATAACTGCTTCTCCTGTATTTATACCTATACCTATCGCTACAAGTGGCAAGTTTTTTTCTGATAACTCTTTGTTTAGCTCAATCATATTTTCATGAATCTGCATCGCGCATTTTACCGCTTTAGTTTCATGGCCTTCCTGATCAAAAGGTGCGTTAAAGATAGCCATCATTGCATCGCCTATGTACTTATCTATGGTTCCTTCATATTTCAGTACCGCGTCAGCTTGTGCAGTCAAGGCACGATTCATAATATAAACAACTTGTTCAGGCGGTAGTGCTTCAGAAAGTGAAGTGAAACCTCGCACATCTGTAAAAAGGAATGTCGCTTCTTTTTTTTCTCCTCCAAGTTTTAATAGTTCTGGATTCGCTTGGAGTCTTTTGACTTGTCTCGGATCAAGATAATGTTCAAACTGTTTCTTAATTTGTAATCTGAGCTTGTATTGTTCTCTAAAATTAAGATAAAACGCAAAAGATGCTGTAATAAATTGTGATATTAACGCCCAACTAACATCAATCAATAATCCTGCACGTATCAAGAAGGCTCCAGAAACGCCCGTAGAGAGAAAAATCACGAAAGCTAGGGAAATGCCTAAGGTTATCCCAAAACCATTCACAAACAGCCATATAGCGATTATAGAGGCTGTCAGGAGCAACACCTCTACTGCAAGTGCATAATCAGGTATATATGGGCTATTTTCTAGCAATATTGATTCAGCTAGTGCGCCTTGTATTTTATGCGGTTCCAAAAGTTGACCATTAGGTACAGCTAATTGTGGCATAACGCCTTTTGCAGTAACGCCAACTATCACAAAACGACCTGATACATTCATTTCAGACAAAGATGTTTCACGTGGAACAATCCAAGAAATCCATTTACGACCGAACGAATCAGTCTTTACTGGTGGTAAACCTTTGACTCTAATTTCTTCAATGCCGTTTTGATTGGTTTTTATAACGTAAGTGTCGCTCCCTGTGAGTAACTTCAATATCTGGGTTCCAAAAGCAGGAGTCCAACCATCTTGAGTTTTATACAAAAGAGGCATCCTTCTAACTAGGCCATCAATATCTATCCTTGCAGAAGACACTCCCTCCATAGCGTTGGAGCTTAGTTTTTCGTAATTTGTTATAACCCCGCCTATGGGTATTCCGCCTACTTCATCTCCCAATATAACGGTTCCAACTCCTTTAGGTGTATTTCCTTTGTCGTTCTCAAATGTTGAAAGTAAAGAAGGAGCTAAAGACAGAGCGTAAGCGAAGTCATCATCGCCTTTAAACCTATCTTCTTGCGGGAAGCTGAGTGCCCAACCAACACCCATCGCTCCTTTTTGTAATAATTCTATATGTATCTCAGCTAGTCTTGTGCGACTAAGCGGATAGCCACCTTCAGTAGCTATATCTTCTTCAGTGATATTGAGGGTTGCAAAATATCCAGACTCCTCTGGCGTAACGACTAATGCGTCAAATATTTTGAGTTTAAGGATTTCAGTTGGAGTTGATTGGAATATAAGTGGTAGTGATAAGATTACCAACAAACATAAACCAACCTTATATTTCATTTTTGTGCAATGCTACAAAATGCTCTGCATCAACCAAGACAAGAGGCTTACTTCTGTTACGCTTTAAAACAACTATGGGTTCATGTTCGCCTGAATTGTATTCAGCTTGGTCATAAGCCTTCCAGATATTTACTGCTTCTTGATTTTTACATTCAATAGAATACGGAAACGCACGACGTGATTCGTTACCCATCATAATATCTTCCCCTTGACTACCCATAGGTCTTGATTCAATATCAGGCAATCCAAGTTCTTCATGTAAGATAGATACAAACCATTGCTGTAATCTTCTACCTTTTGCTTTGCAACTACTCGTTTTCATATCAATTTGACTGCTTTATAGTTATCGTTGAGTCACCGCCTCCGTTAATCTTTACCACTCGTGATATTCCATTTTGTACAAATATTATTGTATAAGCGTTACTTCCGTCAACGTCTAGCCTTATTATCCCTCCGACAGAACGTCTCAAAGATATTGTTTGTCCTTGAATTATAGTAGTAATTTGCGTCTCTTTGTCTTGCCCTACTTCCGTTCCTGTTATGGCTATTGATGTTGCTTCTTGCGCAAGAGCGTCTTCTTCATCAGCTATGGCTAGACTATCCAAGACGTCTAATAAATCTTCTAAAAAGTTGACGTCTAAGTAATTTATATCTAATTCAGTAAAATCAAACTCCCTTTCATCAAAAAAGTCTTCGTTTAAATAATCAATATCAAGGTCATCAAAATCAAGGTAGTCGCCTCGGCTTGAGTCAATAGATTCCTCTGCAAAACTCTCATCTTCTTTAGGCGGATTGACGATGAGCATATTGTCAATAAATTCCAAAGATAAATCCAATATCACAGGTTTTGTTGGTTCTTGAAGATATAGTTGAGCGGTAGTTGCTTCATATGGCTTATTCAACGTAACACTACCCATCATAGTTGATACAACAATTTCTCCTGACGCATCTCCGTTAGCATCAGGAAGAAGTATAATCAACGACCTTCCAAGTTCATCAACAGTACAAGTGAAATCTGTACCTCTAATAGCTATATCAGCAGTAGGTGTTTTGAGTGATATGTTTTTTTTATCAATGCGATTTAACGAGCTTGTAATGAATCTTGCAGTTCCGCTTGCAAACTTCAAGGCCATTTTTGACTTTGACGGATTAGGATCATAGATATATTCATCTATGATTAACTTTGAATGCTCAGTCAAACGTACTTTGGAATCATCAAGGAAAGTAATCGCGACTCGTCCTGCGCTAGTACGCACATCATCAAGTTGCTGTATATCAAAGTTGAGACTACCTTCGTAATCTTTGTCTCGTATAACTTTGGCGTAGCCTGAAACTTCGCTTATTTCACCAACATCAACAGCCTGTTGAGGTTCCGCCATCGTTCTGAATGACACAGACAGTACCATTACTGCCGTCAGAAATAATGCGCAACCAGTCGTTATCAAGTGTTGACTGTTGTTGAATGTTGAAGGTTCTGTTTCCGCCTGTTTGTTCAAGTTTGAAATACCCATTCGCATATCCGTCGCCATCAAAGGTAACGGTATTATCCGAACCATCAAGGCTTATGTAATTTGTTGCCGTATCATAATCTATGCCTGCGGTTATAGAGTTATCTGAACCTTGAATGATCCAATCCAAATCCAAACCACTAGCTAAACCTGTTGTAGCATGATTCAAAGTAAACGTGTTTGAACTACCCGTAACGTCAACATTTACGTTGGAACTATCCGCACCAAAAGCGTTAGTAGGGTCAGTTTGGATATTGAAGGTATTACTATCTCCGTCAAACTCAAAAAAACCTGTATAGTTATCAGCGTATATATCGCCTAAAAACTTGTTCATGTCCCCGATTAGATTTATGTCAAGCGTCAATGATGAGCCATCCAAATCTAAGGCAGTCATGGTTCCTGCAACAGCATCAGAACCACCAATCAAGTTTCCAGAACCTAACTGCTCAACGTCAATATTTGAAGTTGCGCCTGCTTGATCAATATAGATTTCGTTATCAGAAGAATAGATAGAAAACGGAAAACAACATACAACAAGTAATGTTAATTGTATTAACTTAGTCTTCATCTTTTATACTCCAAAAATTCGCCGAACTTCCTTCGTTGATAGTTTGGAGTACTGCAGTTTCTATGGCTGCTTGTAGGGCAATATTGACACTTTCGTTTTCAACTTGTCCTTTCTCTATTTCTATCAGTTCAGTTCCGTTCGCAACGAACCTAAATATGTCTTGGCTATCCGAAACCGATAAAATCGTTTTCGTAACCAAAACTTCTAATAGAATGCGACCAGTACTTACTGATACGGTACGCAAAGATACTACGACAGTGTCTTGTCTATATTCTTGAGATGAACCTATCCCTAAATATCTTGCTCCTATGCCACCTGACTTTACATTGCTCTCATATCCTACCACAGAACCCTGCATGATTAAACCTGCAAACATTAGTGGCTTGAGTTTTGTGTCTTCTTCAAACTGTTCGCGTGTGCTTCTTATAATTTGTCGTTCTTTCGTGATAGCGTCTAAGCCTATCCTTTCTATAACTTCAAAGAATCCTCCTTTACCACTACAAGCGTGTTTGAGAGCTCTTATAAGGTAAACGTCTGGAGCTTGTGTGACCGCAGTACTAAAGGTAGCGAATGCGCTATTTGACCTACGTTGGCCTGTATCATCTTTGAAAGTACCGCTATATACGGCAACGACTGGTTTTTGTTTTGGTGGCGGGCAGTTCCATAAGTCTTCTACGATCAGCGTATTGACCTGTGGTTTTTTTGCGGTAGGTATATTCTCTAGAGCGTCTTTTTGAAAAGTTGCACAGCTAGAAAGTAAAATTACCAATAGGAATAGTAATTTGAGTCGTATTGCCTTCCGCGTCGGTAATAGTAAGTGTAATGAACTCTCCATCTGACGTGTAACTAATCGTGTTGCCCTCTAAAGTCAGAGTTCCCTCCGCACTAGGAGTTTCTCCGAACAGGTTTTCAACTAGCTGTCTAGATAGTTGTGCATATATTCTACTCTCTAAATTTCTTATGAATCTTGCAAGAGTAGTGTTTTCTTTTTCGCGTTCAAGTTCCTCTCTGTACGCTTTGATTTCTTCCTTGATTGCTTTCTTTCTATTGAATTCTTGATTCTCAATAGTCAAATAGTGTGATGAAGTTCCTACCCCTGAGAAAGAAGGACTTTTGAATTTGAAAACCATTTCATCAGCTTTCAAAGTAGAACCAAATATACCGCCTATCAAAAACACTCCAAATATAAAGATACCTTTCAACAATTTATCTTTATCAGCTTCCTCTTTCCTAATTTTGAGTTCTGCTTTGCTCGGTCTGCCTCTTTTCTTCTCCATTTTCCGTTTCTCTAAGTTCAATCACAGTATCTAATTTTTGCTGTAATCTGATAATATCATTGTCCAACATTCTGATTCTGTCAATCAAAGCAATTAATGTTGTGCTTGTCTCAGCTAACTTTGATTTAATCTTCAGAGTTATGAACGACCATATAAAGTATATCATATAAAGCAAGCCTACCGTTGCAACGATTGGAAAACCGTAATCTGAGATTAGTTGAGCAACGTCCACTAATCCCTCCTAGCATCTTCTTTACCGTCTGCGCGTGATATTCTTTCTAGATCAGGTCTTATACCCAACACCGTACACATTGTGCAGTCTATGCGCACCATATCGTGATTCATGGTCTTAACTCTGTTGTCTAAAGACATAACTATGCCATGAATAGAGTCAACCTGACCTACTACGCTTTCCAGTATATATTTTATAGTTAGGAATATGAAAAACCCTGCTATCAGGGCTATCGCAATCGGAAATCCAACTTCCGCTATGAGGACAAAGACATCTGACATTTGTCTCTGTTTTTCTTCAGGCAAACTTTTCCGCTTGTATCTGTATAAAGCACGAATGTATCGCCTTGTTTAAAATCGTGTTCTTCAAGTTTATCCATAGTTAGCTTATCTTCTTCATCAGAGAATTGTATTCCGTAAGGACTCATAGCTAACTTGTAACCCACGTATGTCTTAATCATTTATTCCTCTCCTTTGAATCCTTTAGAGCTTGTGGAGGTTCCTGCGTATAGACCGAACCATGCTGCTCCTGCTCCAACTATAATTGATATCAAACCGCTTTGTTCCAGAGTTGGGTCTTCCAATCTCATAAACCACATAACGGAGTAATACAATAAGAAGATATAGACGCTTAAAAATAAACGAGGAAATATACGCCATGAGTCAACTGCCCTAGCTAAGTGAATCCATTTTTGATACGGGTTCGCTTCTACTTTTTGCGTAGGTTGTAACTCAACTTCAAGTTCAATTTTTTTCTTTAATGGTTCTTCCATAAATCAATCATACCATATTAGCTTGGTCTGGGAGGGAACGTAAATATTATGTCACCGTCGCAAGGATTGACCGCATCTTTGTCAACATCGCTAGGCCATTTTTGTGGTAAATCTCTCAATGCTTGCCTATACGTTGCCCACTCAGCTTTTTTTTCATCAGAAAGGGGACTGTCAGGCATTTGAGTCCAATCACTAGCAGTAAGCCTGTTGTTTCTTTTTTCTATCATTTCGTCCCATAAATATGCGTAACTCATTTGTTTAACCCCACTACGGTTATTGCTCCGTCTCTTATACCTCTAGTATTTTGACTATTTTGACCGACATCATCTAGTAAACCAAACACCCAAATATAATATTCTGTACTTCCTGACAAAGAAACGACGTCAGATAAAAGGTAGTTTTGACTTGATATAGTACCGCCTTTACTAGTACCCCTAGTCGTAACGTAATCGCTTGCGTTGCTAGACGTAAAGTTTGTTGAACTTGATGTTTGCCTCATAGCAAACGCGAACCCTGTTGATGATGAACTACCGAAGGAACCGATAGGGTCTAATAGAACAGTTACAATGAACTCTCTCGTTCCAGAGAATCCCGCAGTAGTAAAATTCAATGACATGATAGGTTGTCCTGCAACGCCTGAATATCCGCCCATTACAGTTCCTGCGGGAACGAACACGCTTGTTGAACTTGTTAAACTGTCAGTCCTGCTCGTAGCTGCGATGTGTTGTGGAGCGGTGTTCACGAAGTTAGTTTGAGAAGCCTCCTCCCAACTGAACATACTCACGTCTATACCGCCAGTTCCTCCTATCTTTCCAATCGTGTCAGCGTTGATATGAGTAAAAGCATCAAACAGATTCAATTTTAATCCGTTTGCATCAGCTGTTAATGTTGCTCCATTTAGGTTTAAAGTTGTAGCTGCGACTGTTCCTGCGGTAATAGAACCTGCTGTAATCGTTCCCATATCAGCAGAGATTGCTGATAACGAGGTAACGTCAATCTTATTTGCGGTAACTGCATCGGATGCTATTTTTGCTGCGGTTATTGCACCTGCGTCAATTTTAGCTGTTGTAATAGCACCCGCTTCTATTTTCGCTGAAGTGATTGCATTAGCATTAATCTTAACTGAAGTTATCGCGTTACTAGATATCTCATCTG